TCAAGCCTGTCACCGATCCGCGCAACGCACGACCGCTCACCGTGTTCGTGGAATTACCGACGTTCACTTGTTTCAACAACCAAATTGCAGACATCACAGTTGATCTCAGAATCCTTGGCGCGCCACCCGGCAACCAAGATTCAAGCGACTACATTCTCGGCGTCGTGGATACAATCATGAACAGCCCTATTGCTGTTGTGAGTGGCTCACCGTCGCTTGCTCAAATCGGTTCACAAGAACTACCCGCATACGACCTAACAATCAGAATCGCTTCCAAGCGCATCCCATAAAGGAAAAACCATGCCCACAACAAAAACCGTTTACCTGTCCAACCCAACCGTCAACATCGGTGGAGTGGATGTCACGCAGAACACCTCTGCCGCCTCGCTTGAGATCGGTTACGATTCACTCGAATCCACGACCTTCGGCGATACCGGGCACCGCTTTGTGTCGGGTCTCCAAATGGTGAACGTCACCTTGACGATGTTCATGAACTACGGAACAGGCGAAATTGAAGCCACCCTGTTTGATCAGATCGGCGACGGCACCACCACTCTGGTCATCTCACCAGCAGGCACAACCGAGTCCGCAAGTAACCCCGAATACACGATCAGTAATGCCATGCTGGCTTCGTTCACGCCGATCGTAACGACTGTCGGAGAATTGAGCCAAGTAAGCGTAAGTTATGTCGGCGGCACCTGGGCACGCGACATCACAAACCCCTAATCAATAACTAACCAAAGGACCCCGACATGATTGGCATGACATTAAAAGTAGAAATGGTTGACGGTGAAACATTCGAAGCACCGATCACCTACGGAGTTGCGTGCAGGTGGGAAGATCACCACCCCACGCTCTCCGTGGGCCGTTTCTTAGAAGACATGAAGTTCAAGCCTCTCGCATGGTTGGCTTGGGATGCGTTACGAACCAAAAAGATTGTGGTCCCGTTGTTTAGCACTTGGGTTGAAAACGTCATGGATATCACGTTTATCCCAAAAGCGAAACAGGGCCCGCAGGAAGAGCAACAAACCTGATCGCGCAGCTCGCTGTTCGTACAGGCATCAGTCCGTTGGATCTGATGGAAACACCAGCCCAGATCATTGACGAAATGATCAGGTTGATAATCGAACAGAACGAGAGCAAGAAGTGAGTCTTGGAATAGATCTGAAACCAACTGGCCTAAAAGAGGCGTTGCGAACGATCAATTCCATTGACCCTAAATTGCGTCGCGCTTACGGCAAGCAGATCCGTGAACTAGGCAAGGTCGTTGTTGACGCGATCACACCGCTTGTGCCGTCGTCGTCGCCCACTCGAGGCATGGATGGCCCGTGGCGTACCGGGTGGAAGAACGGTCAGACCAAGAACATTGTGGTTAAGACCAACACTCGAAAAGCACGCAAACGCAACATTGAAAAAGGTGCCCAGTATGAAACTATTGGCACGATCACTGTAGGGACAAAAGGTGCAGCACTCGCGATTGCAGATATGGCTGGCAAGGCTGGCGGTGGAGGTCGTGGTGGTCCGCGTAGTCGCCCAAACTTTTCGGGATTACTTACGCAAAAGATTGGTCGCGGTCCGTCGCGCATGGTTTGGGCTGGTGGCGAGAAGGCGATCCCAGATTTTCAGAAGGCTCTCGAGCCTGTCATCAAAGAGGTAATCTTTGAAGCGAACAAAGAATTGATGAAGGTGAACCGCTAATGGCAATTAACATTCCGATTCTTACCGAGTTCTCAGACTCAGGTATTAAAGCCGCTAAAGCCGCTTTCGGTAATTTTAAGACTGCCGTTGCTGACGCCGAGGGTGGCATGGGCAAGTTTAAGGCTGGCTCAAATGCTGCTTTAGATGCAGTCAAAGCCAACGCTGGAACTTTTGCAGTTGCAGCTGGCGCGGCAATAGTTGCGTTTGCTGGTCAAAGCATTAAAGCGTTCCAAGACCTAGCGATTGCGGCAGGCAAATTTAGTGATGCAACAGGTCTAGCCGTTGAGGATGCTTCACGTTATATGGAAGTAGCTGGCGATCTAGCAATCCCAGTTGACGCCGTTTCAACTGCCATTGGTAAACTTAATCGAACGATTGGCGCAGACCCGGACAAAGTGCGCGACCTTGGCGTAGACCTTGTCTATCTCAAAGACGGTTCGTTAGACGTCAACGAAACATTCTTAAACACAATAGAACGAATTAAAGGCATTAAAGACCCAGCCGAAAAAGCCAAGGTTGCCGCTGAGCTGCTGGGTAAGGGCTGGCAAGGAATGTCAGAACTAATTGAAATGGGTGCAGACGATTTACGGCGTTCACTTCAAGGCGTGTCTGGTCAACAAGTTATTGATGCTGATGAACTTAAAAAAGCAAAAGAGTTTCGTGATGCAATGGATCAACTGGCAGACAGAGCCAAACAAGTTGCCTTAGATTTTGGCGCATTTTTGGTTCCTATAATTCTTGATTTGATTGGTTATGTTGACGATCTAACTTCAGGCCTTGAAAAAACCTATGGTTGGCTTGAACGACAAGTTGACAGACTGCCTTTTGTTGATGTTATTGATGAGGCCAGTGACAGCACCGACAGGTTCTCAGATGTTGTAGAACAAGGCAGTTTTAATTTAGATAAATTTCAAGCCGTAGTTGGCGGTCCTACTGTATATTTTAAGACTTTCAAAACGGGTGTTAACGACATAACTGAGGCTCTCGTTAACGCTGATACGGCATGGAAAGTTTTGACTGACTCGCTCGACCAAGAGGTTGCGCTTGACAACGCTAAAACTAAACTTGCAGAACTTGAAGCCGCCGCCAAACTTGCGTTTGGATCAGGCGCGCAAGCAGACATTGACGCCTACGAACAACAAGCCGCCGACTTTGTTGGAATGTTGTCAGCAATATCTGGCGCAATGGACGGCATATCATCCAAAGAAATTTTGATTCGATATAAAACGCAGGGTCCAGCGGCCGCTCTTGAGTTGGCTAACTATCTTGCTCGAGGTGCCGAGTATGGCGGTCTAAGCCAGCAGGACGCTTTGACCCTTGCTGGTATTTCCACGTTGCCCCGTAGGGCTATGGGCGGTCCCGTTAACCCTGGTGGCGGACCCTACATTGTGGGTGAGCGCGGTCCTGAGTTGTTTACACCGTCGTCGTCTGGGAACATCACGCCTAACCACGCGATGGGTGGCGGTGCCAATATCACGGTCAATGTGAACGGTGGCGACCCTGACGCAGTGGTGCGAGCAATCCAAAAATATGCTCGACAAAACGGTGCGATCCCATTACAGACCACAACTGGCGCAAGGTTCTAAATGGCTATCACAACCGCCTTTACGATCACGATTGGCAACCTTGGCGCGTCATATGACATTACGTCGGAAGTCATGTCGTTCAATGTCAACACGCAAGTCTCGTTGGCTGAGATCGGTACCAGTAAAGGCTCAATGCTCATTAAGAATTTCACGGGTTCTTTCACACCGGGTGGCGGCGGCACCTATGGGTCGGTTGACTGGTTTAATCAGGCCGTACTTATTAACGGCACAACAACGGTCGGTGGTGTGCCTACCAGTTTTAAACTGTTTCACGGCATCGTTGACCAGTTCGCGTTGGATGACAACGGAATTAACTCGTATGTGACCATTTCGTTTATTGACGCTTTGACTTCTGGCGGTCGCTCCGCAACAATAGGCACCGCCTTTGGTGTTGATACTGCTTCAGCAATTATTGAAGAATTTTATGAAAACTGCAAACCCTGCACAAATGCCTACCCTTGGCGGCACTAATACTGGCTACACAGTTACAACAAAATTGTTAACAAACGATTACGATGTTCAATGCAATACAACGGGCATTGGCAACAGTCTCAATTCGTCAATTTCACTGATTATTACCCCTGTCGGACCTGCAATGATTATTCCGACAACAATCACTTTAACTAACCCTGATTTTGGTTACGAACTTGTGGATTACACAATGACTCGAAACGCCGCCAACAGGACAACTTTTCTTTTTAAAGACAAAACGGTTTCAGGGACACAACTGCCCATTGGTGAACTTGTTACTGGTTACGACGAAAACCAACTTACAAACTACGTTACATACACTTCGTCAGGTGGCGGCACCACGTTAAGTAGTTTCAACGCGACGTCAACAACTAAATACGGGCAACGGTTTAGGTCTTACACACAAACGGGTTTTAATACAACTGCACAATTAACTACTTCAGTTAATTCGTGGATTAACCGTTTTGGTGAAATAACTTTTGCACCTGAAGAACTGACGCTAAGTTCTAAAATGGTTCAATCGGCAGCTGCTGACGCCGCCGAACCGTTTTGGAACAAGATCCTTAACATTGAGTCGGTGATGTGGCAACCAGTCCAGTTGACCTATACGCCGACCGGGTGCGCTCAGCAAACCAAAATGTCGGTTATTGCTAGTCGCCGTATTTCGGCTACACCGTCGGATTGTCAAGTAACGTTAGGTTTGTTGCCCGCATACCAGTATCAAAGTTTTATTTTGGACGACACATATTTAGGCATACTTGACAGTAGTCGAGTGGCATAAAGGAGAAACATTATGGCTACACAGTGGACAGCAGGGACAACTAGCGGACAGGTGTTGACTGCGGCGACGCTTAACACCATTGGGGCCGCATGGGAAACCTATACACCTGCATGGACTTCAACGGGTGTTGCACCAGTAATCGGTAACGGTTCCGTTAGCGGTAGTTGGGCAAGAATTAACAAAACCGCTTTTGTTAACATTTTTGTGGTTATGGGTTCTACCACTACATATGGAACTGGCAGTTATCGGTTTTCAGTACCGTCAGGCGTAACTATTAACGGCAACCAAACCCATGTAGGTACGGCTTTACTATATGACGCTTCCGCTGGCTACCCAGGGGCGTTTGGCATGATGACAAGAGTCAGTGCTAGCACATTCAACATTTCGCCCAGCGGTTCTAATGAAACGACAAACACTGCACCCTTCACTTGGGGTAACGCTGACCAAATGCGACTAATGCTGATCTACCAGACGGAGTAACAATGAACCACGATCTAACTTCCATACTTGACCTTGACGAAGTACCTGCCGAATGGTGGCATGAACGTATGCGCTTGCACCGTGACCGCCTACTCAAAGAGTCCGACTGGACACAGTTACCAGACGCAACTTGCGACCGTGAAGCATGGGCGACCTACCGCCAAGCCCTTAGGGACTTCCCAGCCACATGGACCGCAGGACCCGAAGCCGACTTTCCTGATACACCATGAAAACTCTTGCCGTGATCGCCGCTCTTGCAGTCGTCCTAATGTTCGTCGTTACAGGATGTAGCGACCGCACTCGAGACACCTGCGAAAACCAACCCACAGCCCAAAGGTGCAACCAATGAAAAAGTACACAAACTCAGAAATTAAAGCTCGACTCATTCTTATCGTCGGTATTGCTCTTGCCGTTGCTTTTCTAGGTTCAACCGCAGCTCTGCTTTATGGCTTGCTGTTTGTTGTACAGCCATTAGACGTGTCGCCCAATGACGAAAGCGCATGGGCTTTGTTGTCGCCCATGATGCTGTTTCTGACTGGGGCACTGTCTGGAATCCTCGCCTCCAACGGCCTTAAAGACAAGGGAGACAAACAAGATGACTGACTACCCGGTACTACCCTTGATCATGCCGACCGACCTAGAAGGTCAAAAGAACGGCGAAATCAAACCAGCCCTATTACGCGACATCAAAGCCCCAAACGGCAAATTGCACAGCCTCGCGGCTACTGCATGGAACGCGCTACAACTCGCCGCATATTTTGACGGAATAGAACTTAAGCACGTCGGCGCATACCGCCCACTAACCCAACAGACAGCCCTGTTTAATGAACGGTACGAAGCCAAACCCAACTTTCGTAAACCTCAAGTGACCCGCAAATACAACGGTCAAGTTTGGTTCCTGAAACAAGGTTTCGCCCCAGCAGGAACACCCGGTACGAGCAACCACGGCTGGGGACTCGCGATAGATGTCGCGTCAGCTTCAGGCAAACGACTCGAATGGTTACTAGGCGACGGATTCTCCACCAGCAACGCCTTAAAGTTTGGGTTCTCATGGGAAGTCAAAAACGGTGCTAACGCTGAAGCATGGCATATTCGCTATGTCTGCGGAGACAACCTGCCAAAAGCCGTCCTAGATGCCATAGCGGCTTTTCCTACACTCGACGTGCGGTGACTTGACATTTGGTCTGGGAGTCGGTCTAATGACTGGCAACCAAGTGCGTCCCGTAATAGCGGGACCCCGACCGCAGGAGGAAAGCAATGCAACCATCCCTTTTTGACGTTCTCGCTGTTCCAGCCGAGATGCTCAAATACGAAGCCTTTAAAGAGGCAAACCCTTGGGTCATGCCGACCCTCACCAAAATGTGCTACCAGCTCATGCACCGCGGATACACGCATTACGGCATCGCAGCTCTTATTGAAGTCTTGCGCTACGAACACGCAATTACCAACGACCCCAGTAGCGAGTTCAAATTTAACAACAATTACCGCGCCTTTATGGCTCGAGAGATCATGCAGAAACCAATGCTGGAGGGATTTTTCAGCACCCGCAAATCAGTTGCGGACCTATCAGAGGACTACTAAATGAACCTTAAACGACTTACCTTTTTAGCCTTAGCCACTTACGCAATGTTGGCAATCTGGGCGATCACAGACGTCCAAGAATCGTCACCGATGCTTACTATTGCGCCCCGGCAAACAATCACATTGCAGGACCTGACACCCCAGCAACTTGCCGACCGCGCAGAGGAACTGACAACGACTACGACCACCACCACGACGCAACCAGTGACAACCCTTGCGCCGTTTGACCCAGACACCAAATGCCAAGAATGGTTCCCTGCAGCGATCTCGGTTGGCTGGCCCAACAACACTGAGACATTGCAAAAACTAGGTCGCCTGCTCTGGAAAGAAACCCGATGCCTGAACATCACACCGATGTCTAGTGACCCTGAACTGGCAGACCGTTTTAACGGCCACGACCACGGGGTCGCTCAGATCAACGAGATCCATACCAAGTACGTGGAGCAAGTGTTTAATATGCCGTTTGCTGAAGCCATGTCAGACCCGACACTCAACCTCAGATTTGCCTACTTGCTTTATTCCGATATTGCTGAGGGTGGCGGTTGCGGATGGAAACCTTGGCGACTGTGCTAGACCGCTGGTGGGATCACGCAGCTTGTCGAGGCATGGACCTGAACCTGTTCATCTTTGAACCGGGTGAACGGTACTCACGCAAA